CCTCCTAGCAGAAGGCTACCAGCAACGACAACACCAGAAACGAATTTAGAGAATTTAGATTTAAACATAAATACCTTATAGAAAGTTAATAACACAGAAAGAAATAAAACCAGTTAAGACTGCTGCCGCTAAACACACAGCAGTTAACTTTTTGTTCTTAGCAAGCACTTGAAGTATAACACTGAAATTCAAGAAGAAACCTAAAGTACACAAGAACAACAGAAGAAACCCTAAGATAAACTTCATCATCACTTCGCCCGCTTAAGTTTCGTCTGGAGCACCACCAGTTTACCTAGGCGCTTCTGCTTAGAGGTGATCTCGTTGTAAATCTTCTTACGTAGCTCTTGCAGTCGTGAGTTAGGATTACCACCGAGGTAGCCGGCAGTTTCTTTCAGGTCGAGAATCTCAGATTCAAGCGCAGTAATAACCTTAGACTGTTGTGCAATCAAGGACTGAATCTCAAAGGTACTGAAGGTTGTTGCACGAGACACACCTTGGTCAACACCTTTGAAGAAGCTATCATCCGTGAGCTTGCGCATCTCTTGGGTAGAGTATGACTTGTCAGCACCTGCGGAGACAATCTCTGCTTTACCGTCTGATACGCCTTTGTGGTAAGCGTCAGCAATAGCTCCGCAGACTTCGTTGTACGTGTAAGTCTTAACTTCAGGTTCTTGTTGGGTTTGCATTTCAAGTTCACATGCAGGTTGTACATCTCGGACGACATCAGCTTCGTGGTCTTGGTGACTAAAAAGCTTACCATTTGTCTTGTAGTAAAAACCGTTGCTACCGAGGAACTGGTGGAAACCCTGTCCGGGACGGCAGTATTCATCAATGGACATTTTCACTGTTTCTCCTGTACGAGTGACGTATTCACCACCGTTTACAAGTTCAAGTGCTTTATTGGTTTGGTCTTTGGTAATTTCAGTTTGCATTTCTGTTCCCTTTTGTTTGTTAAGTTTAGATTCTACAGTAATTTTCTTGATGTCCTTATGGGCTTCACGGTGCTTTACAATTTGTGTTTGAGAGAACACATTGGGAAGTTGCAGTTGCTTATTAAGGATATTCGCGTGGTACAACGCTGTGTGGTGGTACTCTGCGTAAACACAGTTGTCGAGGAACTTTTGTGTACCAATGAATCCAAACCAATCGTTGTGGTAGTTTACTTTATATGTATTGATACCATCTTTACATTTGAAAAAGGTACAGGAGGTCATATCTTCCTCCAACACCTTCGTACATAAGTAACTCAAGACAAAATGATTCTCCTTGAGTTTATCGTACACCAGAGCAACCATGTCATTTTCTTGTACGTTAAACCCTGTTTGCTCTTTCAGGATACGCACAGAAGCTTGACGTTGGGTTTCATTCTTAGTAGGTTCTCCCCGTGGTAGCTGGAGTACATCTTGTTGGTTAACAGTGAGTACTTCTCCTTTGGAATTAAAGGCACACACAAGGACTTCGTAAGTTTGCTTGGTTGTCATTTCAGGTTTCCTTTAGGCTTAATTAAGTTCAGTTTGAAGTATAACAGAAATTTCACCGACAACTTCGTCAGGATTCACTCTGTATTGCGTATCTTCACGCCAAGATGGACTTGTGGTGCATACCCAGTAGCCTCTGCGTTTACTGAGGTACTGTACGGGTTTACCTAAGGCCCACTCTCGGATTGTTTCGCAGTGCGTATGTGGAAGGCAAGCAAAAGGCTTCGCCGTTGTCTGTGGTTTGTGCTGCATGTTTACTTCCTTTACTTAGTCAAGCACTCAATGAATGCTTCTTTGTTCGCAGAGATCAACAAAGCCATATCTGCGAATGTGCTCCGAGTATAAGCCATATGATCATACAGGCTAATCGGTTTGTTGTATAAACTCATATCAAACCCATCAAGCTTGCACATAAGTTTAACAAGGCTGTGGGCCATGAGGTTGCTCTCGTGGTCTTTACACTGTTGCTCAGAGATGTGGAGTGTACCGTCTGTAGCTACGTAGGCAGTTACTTGCTTTGTTGGGGTGTGGATTTGTTGGTGTGTCATTTTAGCTTTCAAGGTTAACAGGTATTGGGATGTTACGTAAGTACACAGGGTTAAGAAAAGGCTCAATCCCTTTGATTGTTCCGTCTAAGATACTTACAGTACCACGGGGTTTAACACAAGAATATACCTTGAACATGTCTTCTACGGGAATGACACCGTTAAGCAGCTTACGTAGAGAATCTGGAGCGTACACAGGTAGTTCTGTGAATGGTTCGGCGGTTGTCATTTCAATCCTTGGTTAAGTTGTTTGATGTGTGAAGTATAGCACTTAACCGTTGTAGTAGTAACTGTCTGACACAATTTCATCAGAGATTTCATTCAGTTGCACCAGAGTGAATAAAGTCCCAGCAGGGTACTTATGTAGAGCATCCGTGCAGCAGCCTTTACCTTTAAGCTGTACTTTAGAAATGTCAATGATCTGCTGTGCAGTGTACTTTTTCAAGGTCTTTTCAGTTGTTGTGTAGAACATGTTTGCTTTCAGGTTAGCTAAGTTGATGAACGAAGTATAGCATAAATTTAAGATGTACAAGAGTTAAACAAAAGAAAAGAGAATCGTCCTCGACGAGTCGATGCCTCAAGCACCACTAGATGAACTAGGGTGCTTCGTGGGTTACGTTGGCTGAACGGAGGATGTAGTGGGAGGTGTACCGGGAGTTAAGCCGCAGTGTCGGGGAGTATACGAGGCGCCTGCGGCGTTTAGCAGGGTGATTTGGAGATTTCGATGTTCGGTAGCTAGTTGCTTGGCAGTTTCGTAGCCGTGTTTTGTAATAGAAAAGTGTTTACTCTTTTTCTTACCATCCATCTTATACCATGTAGCCATCCAGTACTCGAAACCTCCACGCGCTATTGTGAAGCGTACACCTGTTATTCCAGATGTATTAGCCACACTCTTCTTGACATTTTGTGCATTACCTCTCCTATCTTTCAGTACTAGATTAGATGGTGTGTTATCTGTAGGTATTCCATTAAGATGATCTATCATTTTAGTAGAGTCGATGGAGCCATGTAATAGTACGTACAGTATCCTATGAACTAGATATGTTGTTTTGTTTAGAACAACCTTCCATCCAGTAGCAGTACCGTTGTTCTTATATTGGACAGTTCCAGCATCGCTCCCTACATCAGCGTTCACTTTTTGATACCCTGCACCACTTCTACGTTCAACTTTCCACTTAACACCTGATTTACTATCAGTGCTTGCATAGAAATACTCACTCCAAGGAATACTGTTGTAATCTATTTGCTTTACCATTTATATCTCCAATAGAAAGAACCTCCAAGATTTCTCAAGGAGGTTCGGTTTAGTTAATTAGAACTGAATCTCGCAAGAACCACCAGCACAGCCAGCAGCACCCATCGTATCTACATCAGTGTAAGACTGCTTAGACAACGTAGTCTTGAAGTCAATGAACTTAAAGCTTTGCTGAATTCCCTTCCACTTATGCAAGTTGTAGCAATCCTTCAAACAGAACGTCATCTTCAAGTCATCACCTTGGAAGTAATTCAAAGAAAACTTCTTAGCCCGACGAATCCAATCACGTTTCAACAAGTCATCACTGTTATCCTCTGAGAGTTTCAATCCAAAACCTTGTAATGTATCACAAGCCACCCACAGGTTATTACTGAAAGCATGAAGACCCTCAGTGATCAAGCCACTTGCAAACAAAGAACCTTCACCATATTTCTGCATGATCTGTTCGGCAGTAAGCACACTGGTGAATGGAGCCTGTGGGTATCCTTTATCACCGTAAGCACTCAACAACGATACACCAGCAAAGGACTCTTTGTTATCAAAAATGTACTGCTCTACTTCGTCCCATGCATCTACAGAGATTGTGTTACTTACATTATGACGTAAGCGACTATCTGTACATAGATCAACATTCGTACCTTCTTCGATCCAAACCTGTTGAGCAATCTTAACATACCCCAGTTGCTTCACACCTAGAAGGTCATCTTTGTAAACAGAACCCTCTTTACTCGCAATAGGAAAGCTAACCACTAAGTCACTATCACCCCATACCGATTGCTCTACCATCTTAGGGTTCATCTCAGCGATAACCTTAGTAACCCCGTCCTCTTTATTCATCTGTACGTTACGGAAGTACAAAGGCGAATGCTCGCCGTGGATACCACTTGCCGTACCTAGGATTACACTGGCGTTACCACTAGGTTTAACACAAGTAGTACGTGCTGCTGGATTAATACCAAGAATACCTGCGACTACTTTATTCCAGTCCTTGACAATCTTAGCCCCGGTACGCATGTTGTCTAAGTTGAACAGCACTTCTGGATTATTCATCCAACCTGTAATGCTACACCCGATCAAGGCTTCACGCTCTGTAGTCTCCTGTGTGGCCTTTGATAAATACTTGAAGTCCGTATAACCTGCCTGTAGAGTCCCAATGATGGCACTAGCCTTACAAGCGCGTTTAAGGACTTCCTCACTGGTACATTTCCCACCGTTGATCTCTGTTAAGTTGCACATCTGGAAAGAAGACTCTCCACTTGGGCTTACTGGTAACATTCCAATTTCAACACCGATATGTTCAAATGAGTTCGTTAGACTCATCCCGCTTTATTCAAGCTGCTACGCATTCCTGCATAAGTCCAGACTATATCACGATCTTCTTAGAAGACCCTCACCGCTTCGGGGCACTTACCCCTACTCCCTTTCGGGATAGTCGTTGCTCTTTCCTATTTCTAGGCTTAGATCAGTATAACGAGGTCTTCGCTTCCACTGAGTTCAATGAGTTATTCAAAGAGAATCACTTCCCTAGGCCGCTAGTTACTTCAACGGATTAAATACAAATTCTAAGTTATCAGTCCAAATAAACCCCGGCTCCCCGGATTGCTTAACAGACTTCATAATCTCTGCCCATTCCTCACGGGTAGTACTAGAACGTTCCAGCATGACGCTATTATTACTCCGCGCTCTTTGCGGATTATCACTAAACCAATTACCCGTTTTAGCATTCAACATCTCAGTATCGTCTTTACTAAACATGCAGATAGTGGCTGACCGTCGAACACCCCCAGAGAGAACCGCATCTGCCATGTGCATTACGAAATCATACACATGAATAGGTTTAAGTTTACTCTCCCCACGTTGTACAGCTTTCTCTAGAATATCCTCACATTTCACTAGGGCTTTACGTAGGCCATCAGGGCCGGGGGCACGGAAGCCACCTGAGATTAGAGCACCTTTTGGTCGAATCTTACTCAAGTCAAAGTGTACTTGCCGCCCTTTGTACTCAGGGAATGTGCCACGTTCTGTGAAGTACGAGCTGACCAGTACTCCAAAAGTATCGGCCCAACCCTCCACATCATCAGTAGGTTGGAACACTTTTACTTTATTACTAGACCGTTTAACGATACTGGGTAGCTTTGCAATATGCTGTTTTTGTACACTGAAGCCTACTCCTGCACCACATAACAACAGGTACATAGCCTCTTGGAAGAATGCGGGACGGTCACTCCAACCTGCGGAACAGTTGTACATGCGTGCGACATGCTTCTTAAGTTGTTCCCCCCCGAACTGTAAAGCACGTTGAGCACCTAGAATCAACTTTTCTTTATATGCTTGCTCTGCAAAGTCAATCAACTCGGAAAGCTCTGGAGTCATCTTATCTCGGTACTTCTCGCGGTGCATCTGCATGACTCGTTCAACAGATTCATCCCATGACTCGTACCGTTCTTTATCCTCTTGCCACCGACTGTACCCAAGCATAAACTTAGACTCAGCCATCATTTGTTTAGATTGTGTTTCAAATGTATTCTCTTGCATTAATTATCCTTTACGTTATTACTTCTACTTCTACTTCATTATGTACTCTCGTACATTCTTAACTTACTTCTCTACAACCTCAGTTGTACTCTTGTTATTCTCACGGTTAGCCCTGTCGATATACCACAAGTAACCCACGAACACCACCAAGTACAACCCACAGGCCAACTCACCGATTGTTTCTTGTGTCATTTTAGTTCACTCTCGCCGAACTTCTCAAAAGTAATCACAGCCTTGACTATTTGGGACTTACCACCTTTAAAGTAAGCCTTCCACTGATCTTCCTTTTCTTCACCTGAACCTTCAAGCGTAAATAGAACTTCTGGATAAAGTTTTGAGAGTTCTAGCATATCTTCTTTCCAGTTATACCACTTAGCATTCATCTCTTGGTACTGCAAGTTGTCGTAACCTGAAATATTCACTAAGCTTTCTGTAATAACTTCCCGATTTGCTGGACTGTTAAAACTTAGTTCAAAATCTGTATAGTAGCCCATATTAACTCCTTATTTAGCTTCGTTCTATTTACTCTTTAATCCACTGGCTCTCATCAATATCTGTACTCTTATCACGTTGGTTTAGCATTGCTTGCATATCTTTCGTTTCACCCCGTGCTCTATACGATGCCTCAACAAGCAGACTACCAGAGGCTTTATCCACAGCAGATCGTGAGGCATAACCTGAGTTGATCCATAGTGAATCCTGTCGTTCCTCACACAACCACTTAGGACACGTTACAACGTTGTTAAACCGGTTACGGTGGGTACTACCGAGGTCTTCACGGATGGGCTCTTGTACGTCTGCTCCAAGGCTGTACAGCAGCTCTAGGAACTCACAGGAGTACTCACCTTTTGAATTGCGGGTACTCTTGAGTGTAAAGTACGGTTGTACCCGTAGGATTTCACTCAGGGATACTGTAACACTTGCTACGATGCCGGAAGCACGTTTGATTTTCTGTTGAAGGCAAGCTGAAGGCTTGGCCGTTGTAGTTTGAGATACTTGCATTTGTTCTTTCTTATTTGATTTTGATTACTACGTTCTTCTCAATACAAGAAAGTCCTTGGATATTCATTTCATCTTCTAGATTATCAAAAATACTACTCAAAGCACCATCATGTTTATAACCGAGTAATTTAAGTTCTTCCTCGTAAGATAAACCTGCAAGAATAGTGTGCAAGCCCTTAAGTTGTTGTTTGCTAAGTACAAGAGTTACTGGCTGGAATTTAACTTTGTTCTTGCTCATTACTTCTGTCCTTTCAATTGTTGTACATCTGGATAACTCTCAAGCATACCGCCTAAGAACTCCTTGGCTTTCTCCAAGTCTTCTTTACCATTCTTCTCATCAAAGCGCATTACGTATTGCAGCATCTGTGCAAAATCCGCAATGAACGCTCCGTTATAACCGTTAGTACCTAAGCGGTTACACAGCAGAGCTACCACGTCTTTAACCTCGATTCCAAATTCGGGGAACAACTGGTAATGCTTGGGCTTGGTTACTGCGTTGAATTCCTCTGGTGCATACAAGTGTTCCTCAATTAAATCATCTGAACACTGATTTTTGTTTTGATAGATATAACCATCCTCTGTATAGGAGTCTACGGAACTTTCCCAGCAGTAAGGGTATTCTGATTCATTATATGATTCTATTACGACATAGCTACCTCTATGAGTTTTATAGCTCTTACCAACTTGAAGCTCTTTACCGTTTAACATATTTGCCTTTCTTAGTTAGTCTTGATTGTACCACAAGCTAGACCATTCAGGTCTTGCGCTTTACAGTTTACTTCTGTTTTACTTAGGTTTGAATTCTTCTAAGTTTACTTTCTTGAACCCGATAGGTTTACGTACTTTATCGTTTGCATCTTTAATCACATAAACTTTGTAATCTTCATTGTAACCCACAGTCACATCAGTTCCAGTCTCGTGATACTTTTCCATAGACTTCCAAGCTTCATCACGGTCTTTACTGAACTTACTCAAATTACAATCAGCAACCGCAAGCAAAGCCCCGTCAACATCGTAATTCAACTTACGGAATTGCTCTAGCAAACCGAAGCTTACCACAAGTACGTCTGTAAGCTCTTGCAAGGCGTTAATCAAGGATTCATTCTCGAAAGCCTCTAGGAGTTCCTTGGATTCTTCCGTGATTAATTTTACTTGATTCTTCAGGTCATCCTTGGATGGTACACCAGTTTTACCGGCAATCACGTTAAAGTCATTACACTTACGTTTGAAATCAAGCAAGGTGTAGTCACTCTGCGGTTGCCAAACCAAATCGAAGTCACTAGGCTGATCTTCATGGAAGCCACCTTGTGCTGTAAAGTCCGTGGTTGCACCTTGGAAGTAATGTGGAGAAT